TACTGTTTTTCAATTCTAGATACTCCCCTGTCAATGATTGCACTTACTTCATCAAAACTTTTAGAAAAATCGCTAGGTTGTAACCCTACGAGATCTGTCACGTTTTTTGAAGTATTTTGAAGAATCCCATCTTTAACTCTATTTTGAAATTCAGTAAATTCAGCCTCAGCTTTTGCTATTTGCTGTTCTATATCACTGAACATTTTTTGCTGATTACTATCTAATTTTATATCTGAAAACTTAATATTTTCAGCGGCCAGTTTTGCTCTAGCTAAAGATGTTTCTAAGTTTTCAATAGTTTTACCAGCTTGATTAAATTGTTGCTGAGAGCCAAATCCTTTATTCATCTGAATTTGTAATTTTTCAGCTTCATTTCTCATGCTAGTAATAATCTTTTGCATAGCTTTAAAACCAGATGTATCTGGAGTTAAACTTTTACTTACTATTCTTTCTAAATCCGCGATAGAAGATTGTAAAACATTCAATCTTACGCCAACATCAACGGTAATCTCAGCCATTTATCTCACCTCTCCTTTTTCACCAAAATAAAAAAAGAGCCACTTTCCCGCACCAAGGAAAGTGGCTCAATCAGCGTCAATATCTTGATTAAGACGCGTTATTCTCACTATCAAATTATTACTATCATCCGTTTTTTCCGGCATACCAACAATGTTAAAAACGGACGTAGTTGGATCAGCCCTTTCTCCCAAGCGCAAGTTAATATCACTCACAACTCTTACTTTTGGCATATAAATTAAATTTGTATACTTAATGCCTTCATTTTCATCCTTGGAGTAAAACTTACCCTCAAGAGTGAACAATCCATTAAAGCGTTCTTTTTGAATTAAATATATCAACGCTTCATCCTTATACTCATAATAATAATCCACCACATAATGTTTGGTGGCGTCCGCTTCTATTTTACATTCTTTATCAGCATAAATTTTTACATATGGTTCATGTTCTCCAGTTAATGGATTATCATGTGATAATTCATTATCTATTTTACCATAAACCTTTTTCTGCCCCACATCTCTTTCATATTCATAAATGAATACTTTTTTCTGTGGAGGAAAAATTGGAGTATGACTTAAATATAAGCCATTATTGCTATCTAAATCAAAAGGCCCTTCTCTTATTGGAACCGCAAGAGAAATACCTTTTTGTTTTTCTGTCATATTAGCACTTAATAAAATCCCCATACTAATTGAGGACATAACTCCCTCTGTTAAAGAGAAAGTAACTTCTGAACGATCTTCCCAAATAACACGCGGCATATTGGACCAACCTCCGCGCGCCATTATAGGGGAATTTCGTTCAGAAAGCATTGAGATATTAACGTTCTCAAAGTAGAGAACGGGTTCTCCTTCCTCAAGGCGACGTGCGCCAAATTGCATAGGGATTTTAGCTTTTAATACGACCTCATAAAGTTCTTTTACACCAAAATATTGATCTAACATAACTAAATCTCCCTATAAAAATATAAGGGGCCGAAGCCCCTTATATTATATACTTTTTAATTCCTTAGGAACCGGCAACAATGGAACCGATGTCGTTATTACCTTCAGTAGAAGCATCAGCAGCAGCACCGCCGTAACGGATTAGCTTCATCATTTCATTACCATGATCGCCCTCAGAACGTAGAACATTTAGAGTCATTTCAAAAGTAGAAGGATCGCCTTCAGCTTCTAGAGTAATGGTAACCTCAGATTGTACCTTAGCCTTACCAATTACAAACTGGAAAGCTTCGTCCTTACCAGTAGCCTGAGAACGCATGAAGGTATCGCCAACTACGCGATATGTGCCTGGGAAAGTATCAGGAGAAATAGTTACTTCAACAGCAGCGTCTGCATTAGCGGCACCAGTAATTTCCTCTTCCCAGAAAATACGGATGCGATCACCCTTAATAGGCTTCTGCTCAGAAATACCCATAGCAGGATTGTTAAAGGTTAGCTCGCAATTTTCATTCATAGCATTTACTGCATCCTGTTCAGAAGAATAAACAATTTGAGTACGTCCACCAGCAGAGCCACTTGGCTTACCGTTGGAATCTACACCGCCACCATAGTTAATAAAACGAATTGGATGGCCTTCGGTTGCAGCTGGAGTTAGAACGTTTCCAGTAATATGATCCTTTGGTAGTGGTAGCTTGCCGTCCGCACCAGCAACTACTTCCTCTGTATGGCGTACAATTACACTTTCCTTAGCAGCTGGCTTATGAATAGCGCCACCAAGCATAAAACGTAAAGATTCAAGAGAAATTAGAGCATCCTCTAGAGTTAGAGTAATCTCCTTACCATAGTCCCAAGAAATTAGCTTAGGATTGCCCCAACCACCAGTAGCATCGGTAGTCTCAGCAGTTGTTTCAATAGTAGAAACCTTTAGGGTATCTAGGAATAGAACGATGTCACCTTTATAAACATTAGACTTAGGATCGTCCTCTAGGGCCTCAAAATAAACATTGGCAACTTCCTTAATACCATACTTATCAAAAATATTAACAGCCATGTGAGTTACCTCCTATAAATCATGATTTATCAGAACTCGCAATGGAACGCATCCAATGCTTTAGTTGTGATTTTTTCAATTTTGCGCCAGCTAACGCGGCTTGATTGTTTATATTAAACTGATCACGCCACCCCATTCTTTTTAGCTGGTCGTGAAAAGCGTAATATGTAATGTTCCAAATATTTTCCATATTTAATCCGCAATTATCTATTGTGATACTGCCTATAAGGTCGGAGAATTTTAAATCTGAGCCTTCCTGCGCTGCTTTTTTGGCCTTTGCCTTACGAACCTTTTCTCTATTGCGTCGCATTTGTTCTTTCAATCTACGAGTCGCAGGTGAGTCATCAGCAGAAATAATTATTTCTTCTCCTTCTTGTTCTATGAAATACATACGTTTAAGTATACGTTGAAAATCATAAAACTTTTCCTCTGTTAATAAGTGTTTTTCTTCTACTGGCCCTATAATGATTTGCGCGGGATCTAAAGAAAAAACAACATTTTCATGAGTAAAAAAGCGAAAAGCGCTTTTTAAAGTTTGATTGATTTCTTCATCAATCATAGTCATCATAAGTAAATATTGAAAATCAGTGAGTTGTTCTATTAGCTCTCTAAATTCATTATCTTTACTTTTGCTTACATCAGGCTTTTCACTAATTAAAATACTCAAATATTTTTGAAAGTTAGAATAACCTTCATCTATAATTTCACCCATTTTCGCAGGATAAATGGCGCAAATATCATCTAAAAAAATTGGCGTACCACGTTGAAATTTTAGAACATCGTCGTCAGTTAAATTCATTAATTTTATACCTCATAGAATAACCACCAATCCAAGGAGAAAGAGTAAGATTATCAGCGCGATAAAACTGTAAATTACCAATACCTGCCATTTCTTTCCCATTGAACATAGCGTCAATTTCTTGCATAATTAAATATGGACGTAAAGATTGTTCATTTAAAATCCATTCATCGTAAGGACAAGCAATGTCAAAACGAACAGTTGAAACTTTAAACTCAGGATTTAATTGATTAACAGTAAAATCATCAAATACTGAAATAATATAAGACATCTTTTCCGTACTATCATCAAATACTTTTGGAACTATAAGTATTTGCTTATGTATTAAATCTACTCCGTCTACATCAGGTTGCTCTTTACCGGTTACTGGGTCAATCTCTTTGAATGGATCTTTTGTTTGATATTTTAAAAGACGGCAAAGCCGCTGATTTTTCATAAGACGGTTAGCAATTCGGAAAGTGTTATCGCCCATTACTGAAAATCGTCTTTGTGTATTATTTAAATCCATTCAAATCACCTACCATAGCGGAATAATTTTTATTTCTTTAGTAAATTCTTGCTGATTATATAAAGCAGTCAAAATAACCGAACCTAATTTATTTTTTGCATTAGCGTGTATAGTACATTTATTATTATTAGAAGATACAATTATTCCATAAGTATTATCACTAATAGAAAATTCTACATTTTCAATAATTGGTGAAGTACCATTCAAAATATAACTAGCTTCCCTGTCAAGACGAATACAGTCTGGGCCATCAATATATCCACTAAATTCTTGAATTTCTTCTTCCTCACCAACAGTAACAGAAATTTGCTGAGAAATTTCTGGATAATCTTTTAAAGTAGCAATAATAGTAACTGTACCTTTACCGACCGCTATTAATTCTCCATCAATATTACGAACAATTTTTTTATCTGTAGTAGATAAATCAATTTCAGCATCATAAGGTTTACCATTTTTAGTTAACGTAAAAATAGGTTGTATGTGATCGCCAAGATGAAAAATTTGAGTTAGAGGTGGCATAACTAAATTATATTTTGCCAACTTGTCAGTATCAGCAATATTATTTTTAACATCATCATAGATAGAATTTATCTTGCCTTCTGTCAAAGAAAGATAAATAACACCAGGAACACTTGTATGGTCATATTCAACAACTGTCCACGATTCTTCTTCAACAATAAAATTTGTTGCTCTATCTATAGGATAACGAGGCATAAGTAATTCAGCATACTTATTTGGTTGTGGTGTAATAAGAGAGTTCCATGTGCGGAAATTGCCCTTTATTTTACTATCTAATGAACTTACAAAATAAGCCCAAGATTGCTGTAAATGCCCTTGTGCGTCAATCCATTTCATTAAATAATTACACCTTACAATCCAAAAACTTCTAAAAGTGCCATTAACTTTCTTTTCTTCTTGAATAAGTATCCATTTTTCAATAGAACCATCATCAAGAGTCCAATTCATAATATCTCCAATTAAAAGAGGAATATCATTGGCAACTTCAAGAAACATAATTTTTTCATATTCCTTATCCTTACTAGTAAGAATAATTCCATCAAAATAAATTCCACGCTCTACAGATAAATTTCGTATTGTATGAGGAGATTCCGCTAACCATTTATTAAATGAACGAATGCCGCCATTTCTAATACGTTCAGCGGTCGTCTCTCCCATATGATTTATACGGGAAAAATATACATCCAAATAATTCATTCACTATCTCTCAATTCAAGTGCGCCAACCAAATTCATACATTCAAATACTGTTTTTCTAAAGTATTCATATGATAAATGACGCAAAGAATTTAACTTGCCAAGTAAGGGCCAATAATTAATACAAGTAGGCCCTAACCCTTCAAGCTCTATAATGATAGAATCAAGAAATTTTTCCCATTCACCATTTTTTTCTTTTTCACAAAGCACACCATATAAACGGCCTTTTAATTTATTTTTATAGCCGTCAAAAGTAACATCATAAGGCATTTTTTTTACCTGCTAATTTTTTAAATAATACAGCTGGGCGCTTCTCGCGCGAACGATCATAAATACCTTCCGCGCGTCGCACATCATTCGCGATAGCGGCTTCCAACTTATTTAATTTATCCAAATGATTTGCTTGTGAAAAATCTTTATCTGCATAGAGCTGTCTAATATTCTCCCAACTTGCAATACAACGTTTTACCCACTCATGCTTCATATATAAAGCAAGTAATTGAATTTCATCGTTTGTTAAATCATCAACAAACTGATACATTTTCAATTCATGTGGATTATCGTTGTCGCGAGGCTCAACTTCTTCTCTCTCCAGACTAACACGCGGATACTTGAACCTAAAAATTGCGATATTAAGGAGTTCTTGCCAATCCCGCTCAACAATGGCGAGTTCTTCCTCAAGAGTCCATTCATCCGCGGTAATTCGTGCTAGAAAGGCATCATACACCTTGAGAAAGGGCGTTGCCATAAGTTACTTCTCTTCGGCCTGATGCTTTACAGAAATAGCCTGAATAACATCTACGCCGCAATAAGTTTTAATAAGAGCGGTAAAAGCATTATCAGTGATATTATTATCTACTACATATTGTACAATTGTATCTTTCGCAGCAGAAGGCGCGATCTTGATATACTTTGCAAAAGCAGTAATGTCCTTATCATTAATCATCTTAATAATTTCATCCTTATCCTTCACATTGGTAGGAGTTTCAATAACTGCTCTATCCTCTTGGACGCCATCAATCTTAATATAACCGCCACGAATCATATTTTGAATACCAGGCTCATACATTAAATCTTCATACTCATTTGGAGTAAGAGTAATAACACGACCCGGTGCAAGACTACGCGAATGCATAGTACCATTTGTAGAACCAACAACAACAGTAGCAGAACTAATATTCTTTAAAGTAATTTTTGCCATAATAATTTCCTCCTTTAACTCAAAAACAAAATGGGGCGGGCGAGATTCTCACCCACCCCATTGAAGTGATTTTATTTATATTAAATTATGGATGCATCTTAGCATACTCAGAAGCAATCTGAGCGTCTAGATTATCATTATAATCCTTCCAACCATCAGCTTCAATACCAGCATTATAGTAAATACCCCAATAATTAGGAGTACCAAGCATACCGATACCAACCTTTAGATAGCCCTGTAGAACGATAGAATTGTCGCCTTCGTGGTCATCCCACTCACGGAAATAAGGAGAGCCTTCAAAGCCTAGTTTGATTAGCTTTTCCTTACCAGCAGGAATTACATAAGCGAAAGAAGGATTCATAACTAACTTCTCATTCTTCTCATCAGTATAAGACTGTGGCATTACAACTACTGGGAAACCACGGAAACGGCCAATATAGCCACGCTCACGTACTTCAATCATATCCTGATCAGAAATCTTAGTAGTAGTATTATAAACAATAGCGTTTACCATTTCAGCAGCAAACTCTGGAGTGCAGTAAATTACTGGAGAACCATAAGCAGCAACAACGTTGCAAAGCTTTACCATAGCAGCTGGGTCAAAAGAAGAAGCAATGACCTTATTCTTGGCTGGACGACCAGCTAGATTCCAAGAGCTTAGTAGAGTTTCCTGAACCATTTCAAAGATACGGTCAGTAATACCCTGCTGGATAACTTCATAAATATCAGTCATGCTCTCAACGCCATCAAGATAGCGCTCAAAATCAACATAGCCAGCTCCACCAATAGCCTGTGGATATACATCAAAACGATCACGGTCTAGACGGAAAGTCTCATAGTTACCAGACTCGGTAGCACGAGTAACAAACTGGCGACCACGCTGCTTGCCGCGAGTTACACGGAACTCTAAGCGAGAACCCTGTGGTACACGAATAACTTCACAGAACATATCTAGAGCGTTCTGAATATTCTGTGGTAGAACCTCTTCTAGGTTCTGTTCAAGTAGCTCAAATAGCTCATTCTTATTACGACGATACTTGGAGCGACTAAAACGACCCTTGTCATCGCAAAGTAGCTTGACTAGCTCATCATGTAGAGCAGCCTCATAGTCATAATTTTCGGCAGCGAACTCGGCTGGAACCTTGCGGCCGAAAACACCATTCATTAGAATCTGTAGATTATTCATAGTTCGCACCTCCTATTATAGACTAATAATCTGATACTTAACGCCGGGCTCGCCGTTAGGTACAGTATAGAACTTAACAACTTTAGCATAAATGCCAGAATTAGGCTTAGACTTTACTAGTTGTGGAACAGCCTTTTCTACATTAGTAGTAGCGGCCACGCCAGGCACTACATATAGAGGAGTAGTATCAATAGCTTCTAGAGCAGCAAATAGAGCTGCTTCATTAGCGAAATCACTCTCATCATACTGTAGACAATTTGTAGTAACAGTATCGCCAATACCTAGTAGACCAACACGAGGATAGTCACCAGCAATCTTGCGACCAAAAGTCTGTAGACCATAATGGAAAATATCATATTCCTTTTCAGTAGTATAAACAATACCAATAGGCTTATCAGTAGCAGCAGCAGGAGCAGCGATAACGCCAGCAGCCTTGTCGCCAACAACCCACATACCATTCTCACAAGGAGCACTTAGAGTAAAATCTGCAGATAGTGGGGTCTGTGAAACTACCATACCAGTCTTTGGGAAAGCTACCTGGTTTAGCTCTAGAGTAGCATATAGCTTCTCGCCAGGGCGATACTTGCTAGAATAGCTATTGGCACTTGTTAGTGGAAATCTCTTCATAGCCATAATAATTTCCCTCCTTAATTTTTACGATACTTTTTCATAAATTGAGCGAATTGATCTTCTTTAGGATCTGGTAGTGGCACTTTCATTTCTTTTTCTTCACTGCCAGCGATCTTTGCATTAGCAAAAGTAATTGCTAATTTAGATTCCAATTCATCATAAGAAAGGTCATTGACCGCTTCTTTAATTGGGCTAATTTCTTCTTCACTCATTATTTTTTCATATTTTTCTACTAATCCATTTTTACGATTGTTCTCGGCTTCTACGGCCTGAGCTTGATAAGATTGTAGAGAAGTTTGTAATTGCTCGTTTTGAGCGCGTAAATTTTCAATTTCTGAATTTGCATTTGTTTGGAACTCTTCAAGCTCGGTGATGCGAGTTTGGGCGTTCTCATAATTTGATTGTAATTCATTGTAGGAATTTTGTAGTTCGTTGAATTGTTGCTGTAGGGCTTCAAATTCAGAAGGCTCTTCTGTTTCTGGCTCTTCAGCAGCTTCATCCTCAGTTTCAGTAGATTCTGTTGTTTCTTCAGTGACAGTAGTCTCTTCTGCTTCAACAGTTTCTTCAGCCTGAAATGAATCGGGAGTTTCTTCCACTTGAGGATTCTCAACTTGAGTCTCTTCAACCTGTTCTACAACTTCCTGGTTTTCAAACTCATTCATTGGTTGTTCTCCTCCTTCATTATTTTTTTCAGCCTCTTCAACTTGTGCTTTGAGGTCAAACAGAAGTGAAGAGAACTTCTCGTGTTGAGATGTATATGCGTCATCATTCTTAGCAAAGAATGAGGATACAGAAAAACAAGGTTCATGTTCACCAATAATACAGAAGCCTAGCATGCTTGCTTTAGTATATACAAAATATTCTTCATTATCAATACGTGTCCAAGCCCCATCAATAGAATTAGGGTCTAGTTCCATACTTTGATTCTGTCCGAATACTTTATTTGCTTCTTCAAAGTAATTGGTGAAGAGAATAATTGAGAATACAGCATATTCTCTAATAACGCCGTCTGTGTCTTCAAACGGTTCCCATCCTAAAAAACTTTCTACATAACCGTAAGCATTCGCTAAAGTGGGACCGCTATGAGAAGCCCAACTTTGCGTTTCCGGATCAAAGAATCCTACTACTGGAGTAGTGCCTTGTGTAGCAGAATTAATTAATTGTTCAGCTACCTTATCAGTAATGTATGAGCCATTGCGATTGCCATATTTAGTGAATACTCGCACTTTGAGGCGGCCCAAATTAGGATTTGACTCCGAAATTCTTTCGATGGGAGAAGAGACTACAACGCTATCAAAATAAATAGGTATTTGTCTATCCATAGTCATTCTCCTTATCCCGCGGCCGCAATATTGGCCTGAGTTTTCTCGGATTTTTCTTCATCAGGGAGCTCTGGACGACCTCCCTTATTATTTATGTCTTTGTTCTGCGAAGAACTTGTAGTATTTTGTGACGAATTTTCTTTTTTTCCTTCAGCAGCTACTTCGGTGCCAGAAGTAGTAAAAGAAGATTGTAGAGGAATCATCTTTTCTGACATCTTTAAGAAATCGTTTTCAAAGTTCATAATTGCTAATTGATCCATCTGTTTGATTCCCATAGACACACCCGCCAGCATTTTAGAATAACCATACTGAGCGCCACTAAAATATGTGCTTTGTAAGTCTTTACGATTAAATACGGTAGTAGGTAAAATTTCAAAGTCAAATGATAAACCTGTGCGCGCGAATTTTTCATTTATATGAAAACGTATCCAAGTTTCGTATACATTTAAAAAACTTTGCATTAACGCTTCATCTTTCTTAATAGAATAAGCAAGGGTAGAACTACCATCAGCATTAAATATAATAGAACTACGCCCCAACGCATCATACGCATTTTTCTTATATTTTTCTATGCGGTCAGATGATTGTGTCGCCGCAGAGGTTTCCTGTAAGCTTTCTAAATCTGTATCACCAAAAGTAGTAAGTACATCAACAGTATCTATATCGCTCAACATAGAAGCAACTGAAGAGTGTATATCAGCTACTTCATCTAATTGGAAAACCAGTTCTCCGTCAGATGTAATAGGCATCCTTTCAATAAGTAATTTATACAATTCATTTTCATCACGTTTTTCTTCTCGTTTCACTGCATCTTTTAATTGTTTTAAATCTGGAATACTAGCAATTAAAAGAGGAGTTTGGTCGCCAGAAAAACAAAAACATACTCCACCCGAAGCGGATGGAATTTCTACCCAAGGGTCTATCATTCTTCTGCTACCTTCCCATTGCCAAAATGCTTCTTGTACTTCTTCTGGGAAGGTCTCTACCATTTCCGCTTTTAACTCTGGAGTAAGAAACTTATCAAAATAATGTAAATTAAATTCAAGAATATTTAAATTATTCATATCCTTAAATCTAGTACGACAATACTCCAAAGGTAGCTCATGAATAACTGCTTTTTCACCTTGCTGCCGCAAAATACCATTATATACCCCGGTCTTTAACCATTCAGTAGTAATTCGCATCAAAGTATTTGGCAAATCTAAATTATCAACGAAACGGCAAGCATTATAGAATGCTTTTAATATTTGTGCTTTAGAGCCTTTTCCCTCTTCAAACACAGGAATAACCATAGTATCATAAAGAAACAGACGAGCAAGAAAATCAATGTTATTGCGATATTCACCATTTGTGCGATAATAATACCTTGATAATTCGCGCAAATCTTCTAAATCGCCTTCGCAAATAATTTTTTCAATTTCGTCTAAACTAAAATCTTGATAACGAACAGGGTCATTAGTACGATAGCCCCAGCGTGAATATGCTCTATCACCAATTGGTAATCTGGGGCCACGATTTTTTATTGCTACCTTAAAATTGGTAAAATCGTATCTTTCTCTATCTTTTGCACTCACGCTATTCACCCCCTATTTCTTGGACTGAAAAAGGCATACTGCCCAAAGTTTCTTTTCTTTGCTTTTCGCGCAGCTTTATCTTCATAATACTTTACCCTATAAAGACAATATTCTAATGCGGAAAAACGGTCTTTTGGGGTGGAAGCAGAAATACGCTCTACTTTAAATTGATTTTGAATACCAGTTGGTTTTAATTTCAAATTATTCAATTCATCCATTAAACGAGAAGTCATTTCATAAGGCAGTAAATAAACTCTTCTATCATATAATGTCATTTTACGGCCGCGCGCAGTTTTTAAAAGTTTATCTTTTACAATTCGTTCACTAGCTAAAAATGAAACAGAGCCATTATTAATCTGCGCAAAGAAATTAGAATGAATTAAATCGTCATTAGATGAACCAGCTTTTATATCATATATAATAGCGTTTAGTTCTGGCATAGGCTCCTCCATTTCCTTTTTCTTATCAGGAGGCAAATGGTTTTCATCATTAAAAGTAAAATAAGCAGGAAAGGTTTCTCCTGTTTCTTTATTAAAAGAAGGAAGTACCATTGCATCTAATAAGCCAATTCCAGGGCCATTACCGTCAATTACTATTTCGCGCGGATTGTATAATTGTATAAGTTTTTTCAAGCGAGGAGCTTGTTCAGTAATATAATTCGCGCCATGAATAACTTCTGTATATACAATATTCTTTTTAAAACCATTAGAGTTTGGTAATACTTTTGCTACCATAATAGCCGTGTTAGCAGAATATCTAGCTACGTCTACCCCAATCATATAGAATGTATTTGGATTTGTAGGATTTTCTTGTGCTTTACGCTCGCATTTTAATAAAGTTCTGCGTTTGCTTAGTCGTTTAGAATCTAACCACGCTTCTTTACTATTACCAGTCCAAATAGATAAAGACTCACGCGCGAAAGAATCCTCATTCATTGTATTAGAATAGCGTTGGTCCATCAATGTAGCTTTATCAATTAGACCGTAATGTAATGGCACTTCATATGAAAGACCCCATACAAAATATTCATTTGGCCGCAAAACGGCGTTTACTGCGCACTCAATAAGTTTACTATACATAAATACAGTTTTCTCGCGTGCTGTAGTAATGAAAATTTGTGCAGCGGTTGGTTCTTCTGGATTTAGAGAGCCATCAACTTCGCGGCGCGCCACGTTCATTTGAGGAAGTAAGACTTCATTGTAATCTTCTTCTTCAATAGTTGCGCACTCCTCCAATATACCGGCGGTAGCACGCAGACCACGACTTGTATCTTTTGAGACAACAGTAATCATACTACCATTGCGGAAACGTAGTTCATAGTAGTTGCCGCTTTTCTTTTCACCCTGTTGACCGCCGCTTTCGCGTGTCTGTAGTTCCTTTTGAAGCATAGGCCAATGGCGCCAAATTTCATTAAATTTAGCTTCGGCAATTTTAATTACCGTGCCTTTTACATCAGAAGAAATGAAGATATTGGAACCAGGTAATAGGACCGCGCGCACAACAGAACTCAAATATGCTGTAAAAGATTTGGAAGTCGCACGTGTAGCAGTCCAGTAATGATAGCGATAGCGCATGGATGCGCGCAAAGCAATACGCTGATAGAAAAATAAATGAAAATGTTTTTTATCATCTTCTGGCTGTATTGCGTCCAAAAATAAATCAGGATACAATAGCCAATAATTCAGATAAGAAGTAAAAAGTGCTTGATTATCATCAAGAAATTGTTTAGTAAGGACTACACCCTTTTCAAGCGCAATGCCATCACGGATAAACGTTTCCGCCATTTAAATCCCTCAATAAAGAATCTTCATCTTCATATTGAATATTTGCTGTTTCATCAAATTCTACTTCTTCATTTTCAATATTCTCTAATCTTTCTGTCAAATTAAAGCGTTCGCGTTTATCTTCTACTTGCTCTGCGAAATTACCTTCATTTACTACTAGGCGGCGTAAGTAGTTTTGAATATTTTGCATACAGAAATCAACATCGTCTTTTGGTTCTGTGTGCCATTTGGGGTGCCAGCCTTTTTTGCCGTAGTATACCATTAATTCACCTACCGATTCAAAGTCTGCGGCATTTTTGGCATTGGAAGCTTCAAATTTAGCTATTTTTATTATGTTATCGCGAGCGTCCATATCCTTCTTTATATCTAGGCCTTCGCGCAGACCTTTCTTGATGCGCAATTCAATTTCGCAAAGGTCGCGCGCGTAGTGCTGAAGGATAGGAGTGGAAACATTTTGGGTTGCGATTATTTGGTTGTAGTATTCTTCAAGAAATAGAAGCTCGTCGGGTGTGTAGGCGGGAGACCAAGTTTTTTTAAGTTTGCGCATTTTAGCTTCACTTAATTCTTTGATTTCTTCGTCTATCGTTTGTTCTTCGCGCGCGATACGCCACCGCTCATTTTCATCGGACCACGATACACTGTTGTATCGTTCATCAAGAAGAGTGTTAAAGTAAGCGGAAAGCGTGCGGTCGCCATGTATTTTATAAAGCGATGCCCATTTATCCATATCAAATGGCAAGTCTAGGTACTGGCAAAGTTTATCAACTTCATTAAAGTTATCTTGCCGCACCATTTTCTCCAAACAGGAAGTACAAATCATAGAATGATGCCCGGGGAAGAAAGGTGATTCAGTGTGGGCAAATTCGTATTCAGGTTTTTCCTGTTTGCATTTTAGGCAACGCCGAGTCTTTATTGCGCCTGTCATATTGTGACTGACCTCCTTTTGCTATGCGTTTTTTGCGCTCACATTCTTTACAGTTGGAGGCGAATTTATCTTTGCGGCTGTTATTGGTGGCGAAAAAATAGTTGTTGCGCGGCAACCATTGTTTACAGGTAAAGCATTGTTTACGCTCCGATTGTGGTGCTGTTAAGAGCATACGATGCTTGGTTGCGGCGGCTGCCATCTTTTCGGGTATTTCTTTGGAGAGGATGGTGCAAAGATGATTTTCGTTGTATTTAAGACCAAATTTTTCTTGCAGCTCAGCCACGATGGTTGGGTATGGTGCTTTGTCTATCTTGCGTGTAAGAATGTATTCGCGCACAGGTGAAAACCCTACCATATCAAAATAGCGGTCAAAATCATAAATTAGGGTGCGTCCCCAACTGTCGAGCTTTTCGCCCAATTCCATATAGATAGCGCTATAATTGTTGATTAGTGCCTTGATGTGGGCTGGGTTTTCCCAATCAAAAGTGTGCCGGCGCACTACCCATTTTACTTCTTTTTCTCCGGTAGCGGGATTGATGCGGGTTTCGTAATCGTCTAGGTTGCGGGAGATAGTGTGAAGAAGGGCGTTGTCTACACGTTCTTGCCATTGGGATAGTGACATCCAGTAGTATGCGTCGGAGTCCCAATTGTAGGTTTGAGCCTTGGGCGGAGTAATGGCAAGAAAATGGAGCGTGGGTTTGTAACTATCTTTTAGGTAGTATTGGTGGCGCTTGATGTCAATGAGGGCGTGTTTGAATTGATAGAAGCGGTAAGAATCGGTGAATAGTTGAGTATTTTCATCGGGTGGGACAGTGCCTTCGTTTACTGCTTTGATGTGGTCTAGGCGGTCAATAGTTTCCCAAAGTTGGGTCATGCCTGGAACATCGCTATCACCTGGGTCGATCATTTCGCCAGTGGTTTTATCATATTTTGGACGGCGAATAGTTGGTTTCTTTTTTGTATATATGTAGCGAGATTCTAGAGTTTGGAGTGATTGCTGGTCGCTTAGGGGGTTATCTAGAATTTCGTCTAGGGAGTGAACTTTGTCTGCGGCTTTTTGGAACGATTTATAGCGTTTGTCGGAGTCGGTGGTTTCGCCGCGTTGGACTGCGTTTTTACCTTCTTCATCTTTGCCGTAGAGGATGTAGGAGGCCATTTGTTCTAGTTCAGAGTTGGTGGGGTTGGTTTCCAAAGTGTCAAGAATTTCGCGGACTGCTTCTAAGCGGTCTACGTCTCGCTCTATGGAATAGTCAAGTGAGTATTTTTTCTTCATGCTTTACATCTCCGTTGGGAGATACAACTTCCTTCATTTTACAGTTTACCATATTTTGGAGGATTTGTCAAGTATTTGGGTTATATTTTCAGGCCGGGTGTGGAACTTCAGGTAGGGTTGAATTTTCAGGCCGGGTGTGGAATTTGGGCAGCCCTTAACAAAAATTTAACATAAACTTAACATTTTCCTCAAACATAGCCCCGGGGTCTGGCCGGGCGACTCAATTTAGCGTGCTAAAGTGCTAACACGACACCACTTTACTAAACTAAAGCAGCGAGTCGTCACTTTAGCATAGTAAAGTGCTAAATCCTACTATGGGGGTAGGATTATTTCGAGCACAAAAAACCTATAGGGGTAGTGGGGTTTTATTTTTGTGCTCATCCAAACTCGACTTACCCGGCCCACCGATTTTGTAGGAAATAAAGTAGGCGCCCACTTTAGTATAGTAAAGTGGTAAAGTGGTAACAAACGACCGCGGGGCTTTAGTATGCTAAAGTGGTAAAGCAGGCGCCGCTTTAATATGCTAAAGCGTTAAAACATACTTATCCGCAGGACTTTAGCAAAGTAAAGCGCGAAATTATGTGAACCCATTTTACAAAATATATTCTGTAAAACCATTTTACAAAAAGGGCGAGGGCTTTATGCCCTCGCCATTGCTTTGGCTATCGTGTTCTCATTCGCAAGGCTTGCGGACTCAAACTTGATCTGATACTTTATGCCGTTGATGGTGATGTCACCGTCGATGTAGTAGGGAACGGAATCTTTATGCCACTCTTGACCGGCGCTCTCGGTGACCCACTGCTCAAAGGCCTCACCCTTGTTCTTGCGGCTTGCGAGAATCTCGGCGGCGGTGCCGATGTAGGCGGCGCCCATGTTCATCAGGCGGTGGCGGGCGATGGTGTTCATCCGGATGCGGAGCTTGCGGGCTCCACCGTGGGAAGTGCTTTCCCTGTCCTCACCGATCAGCCATTCAGGCAGGTCCTTCAGGTAGATGGTGTATACCTTGTTATTCATCAGGAAACCGATGATGTAGGCGGCCGCGGCGGTGGTGGCTTTGTAGGCGTTCAGCAGGTTCATCATTGTTAGCACCTCTCTCTCATTTCTTGACTATATTATAGCACACCGGAATGGTGAAGTCAATAGGTTTTTTGCGAATTAACAAACGCTTAACAATAGCGGATCCAAGCGTCCGCAGGAGTTAGTTATAACTAACTCGTGCCTTCACTCTCCCCTGTCCCTCCCTTCCGGTGCAACTATATTATATCAAAAAAGAAGGCTTTTGTCAAGCCTTCTTTTGTTAAATTGATATTAAAGAATACCAGAAATTTTTGCCACCAGTGGAGACAATACCAGCCTTAACAATCCAGCGATCATACCCCAATTTACTAACCAATGAGGATCGTCAGCGTGGGCAATACCCACAAAGCAAGCAACTACAGCAACCATCACATAAACAGGAAGAATCCACATCATTGTTCTTCTCTCCTTTTCTTTCCCTTTCGTTGATACTATTATAGCACACGATCGGGCACTTGTCAACCCTTTTTTATGTAAAGTATATGTAAAGTTCTCCGCCGGTCAAATGTGGTTAGTTAGTGAAAACTAACTCTGGCCGGCCAGGGAAGTCAATAGTTAGTTTAGACTAACTAACTAATGAGGGTAAAAAAGAAACCATCTTAATAGATGGTTTCTTCGGTCTTACCATTCCACCGCCAGCCCTCATAAACCTTGTCGGTGCGCTTGATCTCGCGCTCGGTGATGGTGAAGGTCTCGGGATCGAAGGTCTTTTCGACCACTCGCACCGCGTTCGTCCAGTTGTCGAGGGTTCTGACCGCCTCTTCATAGGTCTCGGTGATGTTAACCCACTTGTAAGAGCGTCCTTCCATATCGGAGATGTGAGCCTGCACGAAAGTCTTGGTGATGTTCTTCATTGTTGTTTCCTCCCTCTCTTTTATGTACTTATTATATCACTTACTCGCGGATTTGTCAATACCTTTTTGTGTTAAGAGATTGTGAAGGATTACTCCTTCACGATCTCAACCTTTTTGCCTTCCAGCATCGCGTCAATGAGGATCTCGCGGAGCGCGCCATGAGGGTTGTTAGTGTTGGTGGTGTATTCCTTGCCATTGATGATGTACTTCATTGTTTAGCACCTCTCTCGTTTCTTTGTGAGTATATTATAGCATATAAATATCCGGTTGTCAATACTTTTTTCGCATTTTTCTATGTAAAGATTGTGTTAACAGACTGGCCGGCCAGAGTGGTTAGTTTATACTAACTAACTATAAACATAAAAGTAAAAAGGGCTTGCGCCCTTCTTACATCTTAGCAAGTTCCGCACGCTTGGCGGCAAGCAGGTTTTCCAGTTCAGCAAGTTCCTTTTCCAGCTTCGCACGCTTGGCGGCTTTGGCTTTCGCGGCCTTGTATTCAGTAACAGTCATACCAGCGGCCGCGGCCTTCTCAGCTTCTTTGGCTTCACGCTTCGCTTTGCGCTCGGCCTTCTCGCGCTCCAGGCGCGCTTCCATCTCGGCCCAGGTCTCGCCCCAGCGGAGCTCTTCAACCTTGCCACGCACATTGTGATTGAAAGGCCAAACCTGCTCGGCGGCAAAAGCTTCGGCTTCAGCCTTGTCGGTGAACACTGCCACATTGTTATCAATGTCGGGCATCCCGCTCCACGGATCAGTGGCGCCGCAGGTGGTGAAGTCACAATCGACGCTATACTTGTAACCTTCGTTAATCAGGGCGCGGGTTTCGGTAATGGTCAGGGTCTTAGCAAAAATCTTCTTCATTGTGTTTACTTCCTTTCTCTCTCAACCTTGTGACTATATTATACACCATAGAAGCACAAATGTCAATAGGTTTTTGAAAATTTCTTCTGTAAAGTTCGTGTTAACGCTCTGGCCGGCCCGTTGAGTTAGTTTAGACTAACTAACTCATTGACAATAGAAAAGGACGAGGATTATTCCTCGTCCTCGTCCTCGTCCTTCCAGCCCATTGCGAACTCATAAGCGATCTCATTCAGCAGGCGGTCACCCTTGTTGATCTCACAGCACTCGAAGAAGTAGATGGTGGCGGGATGCTCAAAACCCCAAGTGCGAATCACATTGTTTTTCATCTCGTTGATAGTCATTGTTTGTTTCCTCCCTCTCTTTGATGATACTATTATAGCAGATCGTACGGTCATTGTCAATACCTTTTTTATTAAGAGATTGTGAAGCTTTGGGGCGCCATTAGGCGCCCTCCACAAAGCGATCGTGAGTTCCCTGCCACCAGTCCAGAGTGAAGCAATCATAAACTTCTACCATCTCGCGGGCGGTCTTATACTGCATCAGGTGATAGCCGTGCGCCACCATATCCTCGACCAGCGCCGTCGCCATAGCCTTCTCGTTTTCGCTCATCTTGTAGTTATACATTGTATGTTCCTCTCTTTCTTTTGATGTATTTATTATATCACAGGTGGTTGGGGTTGTCAATACTTTTTATGTTAAGAGGAGGTTAAACCTCCTCTTCCTCCACGATTTCGTCAATGTAACATTCGGTCATCAGGTCAAACCATTCTTCATCAGTCATAGTGGCGGCGATCTCTTCAGCGGTCATATACTCGAACATTTTTCTTGCCTCTTTTCTCTCTCTTTGTTGTATATATTATATCATCAATCCGGGCAAATGTCAATACCTTTTTTAAATTTTCTTTGTAAACTTTGTGTTAAGTCGCCGGCCGGCCAGACACTTTACTTATTCTTAACAAAAGAAAAGAGAGGTTAAACCTCTCTTATCTTTCCCATCTTATCCGTTTCCACAATCTTAACATTGATCAGTTCGGGCATTTCTTCATCTTCATCAATATAGCCATTATGTAAATCACGATTATAACGACGCTGTTCAGATTCTATAATACGATTAATTGCATACTGCTCTTCACGCATAAGCGCCAAATGAGACGCGGCGAAAACGGTGCGGGTATAAAGGCGGGTGTTGGTCTCAATGGTAATATCCGCGCGGTAATTTTCGCGGCGAATGGGCTTATTGACCTTGCCAATATAATTGATATTATCCAAGGATGCGATGATGCTGGTATAAGTAGTCATTGTTTTTACCTCTTTCCTCTCTCAATTTCTGTATATATTATATCATACAACCAGACGAATGTCAATACTTTTTTGTGTAAAGTCTATGTAAACTTACTGGCCGGCCAGAAAGTTAGTTAAAACTAACTTATGACAAAAAAAAATGCGGCTTATTCGCCGCACATATCCCACGCCCACAAGGTGACCACCAGTTCACCAGTGCGCTCATCTCGCACAGTCAGGTCGATGCCGTTTTCGTGGCAGTAGGTTTCAAACTCTTCATCATCCATCTCATACACGGTGTTTTCCAGTTCCAGAACATTGTCAAACTCTTCCTCGTTGGTGGTCAGGTTGCGCAGGTTGTCGAAGTATTCGCGGATGTTCATCATTGTTTCTTACCTCTCTCTCATTTCGTTGTACTTATTATACCAGATTAACCGGTAATTGTCAAGTTAAGTTTTAGTTACTTCTCAATAATGCCCCACACGATAAAATAAAGAGCGGTTATAGCTAACAGAGCGTAAATGGGCCACAGCTTTGCAAGCATCAATTCTTCAATCAGAATGTTAATCATTGTGTTTACCTCTCTCTCATTTGTTGTATTCATTATACCAGAGATTCAGCGAACTGTCAAGTTAAGAGTTCGTTAACTCCGCGGCCTCTATGCCCGCGTTTCTTGCTCAGCCCGTCCTTTCCTCTCTTGTTGTATATATTATAACATCAAAATACCAATTTGTCAACCCCTTTTTATGTTAATTATATGTAAACTTACTGGCCGGCCAGTGCTTCATCACTTTATCATAGTAAAGTGATTCAAATTTGCGTTCTGGCCCGTTTTCACAAGATATGAATGACCGGCCGGTTATTTGATCGCACAAAAACGCCTTAGAATCGAAAATTAAACCGCGTTACCACTTTA